AAGATGAAGGTGCTTGCTTTGATATGGACACAAATTTATTTTTTGATAAATATGAAGACGATGAATTGATTAGACCAATAATAGATAATCTTTGTCAATCATGTCCAGTTCAAAGAATATGTTTTGCCAATGGTGTATCTGGTAAAGAGTGGGGAATTTGGGGCGGTATTTACCTAGAAAATGGTGAAATATCTAGAGAGTTTAGTAAACATAGAACAAAAGAAAAGTGGGGTGAAGTGTGGAAATCTCTAACAATGGAGAAGAATTAACAAGTTTTGAAGCAATGTCTTCTATACTTGGTGAGCTTTGGATGGACTATAAGTCTGACAAATACTTCAAAGACTTTATTGAGTATAATGATATTGGATTACCAATTGCATTTTTAGTTGATAATGAACTTGTAGAACCAACACAATTAGCTAAGCAATATGTTTATGAAACTTGGAATATATTTTTAGCAGCATTAGAAATTACAGAAGATCTTGGCTGGGAATCTCTTGAAGAGATTTTTAATTTTGTAGAAAAGAAAAATCAAAAATAATGTATACAGATACTATGCGTAGAGCAGTTCGTTCTATTACTTCTCCTAAAAATTTTGGAGTAGAGATTATTGATAATGAACATTTTTTAACTATTAAATTAAACGAATATGACTTTATTACAATGAATCATGATGAAAAAATCCAAGCATTACAGTATGTTGTACAACTTAAAAGTGCATTAGAGATGGAAGGTGCTATAGTGTTAGTTACAAGGGAGCCTATAAAATAATGACAACTGTAGAAATAATCTTAAGTATACTATCTGTATTTTTGTTTATTGTATCTATTAGATTAACCTTCAGGGTATATAATCTAATAAATAGAATAAGTATATTGTCTGTGGCTTATGCTAAAATTGAATCATTAACTTCTTTAAAAGACAATAATGATATGAATAATGATGTTCACAAAGAGAACTTTATTAAATTCTTATCAGATTCTCGTGATTGGGCATATCAATATATCAAAGATGTTCAAGACAGTTTAGAAAAGTTTGTAAACGAAGTTGAGCCAGAGATTGCATATTTTGATGAGTACGGACTTGTTGGTGATGCATACCCACATTATCACTCAATGAAAAAAATATCATTAGAGTATAAAGAATTAAAGAAGTTACTACCAAGTGAGGAAACAAAATGAAAGATATTTTATTATCAACATTAACAGGTTTTGGATGTGGTGTCGTGTTTGCTGCATTCAAATTACCAGTCCCAGCTCCACCAGTTTTTGCGGGAGTCGCAGGAATTATTGGACTATGGATTGGTTTTACAATACTAACACGAATTATATCCTAGGAGGAAAAATGAATACAACACAACTAAAGGCACTACTTGCATCATATGGACGATCAGTTCTTGCTTCAGGTCTTGCCCTATATATGGCAGGCGTTACAGATCCAAAGGATCTATGGACAGCACTAGTTGCTGCACTAGCACCAGTTGCAATTAGAGCAATCAACCCTAACGACAAGGCTTTTGGTATCTTGCCAGATGCTAGCGCCGTAGAAGAGGCTCTGAAGGCTGCTAAGGCACCTGCAAAGGCACCTGCAAAGAAGACTGCTAACCCAAAGGTTGCAACAAGAGCAGATAAGAAAGCTCCAAAGTAATTAATAAAAAATAGAGGGGCCAGTCTAGAAATAGGCTGGCCCTTTTACTGCTATAATTAAAACATATGTCAAAAACAGCTCTCATAATGTGTACTTATATAAGGTTTGAAAACCTTAAAATGACTTTAGGATGCCTACAAAGGCAAACTAATCAAGACTTTGATTTTTATATAGTTGATAATTCTAATAGACATAATAAACTATTAGGATATATTAAAAAATTTGGCAACGGAATTGATGTAACTGTACATAACTACCAGAATGACTTTAAGCAATTTGCTAGGTTCTTGTTAGCAAGAGAACTGGCTGAACAAGGATATGAAAAGATAATCTTTATTGATGATGATGAGATTATTCCAGATACTTTTATACAAGAGTGTCATGATCAGTATGAAGAAAATTCTGTTAAAACATTTTGGGCTCATTTTGTAGATAGTATATACAATAAAAAAATAAAATTAGAACATAACGAAATAGGAAACTATGCAGGAACAGGTGGTTTGATATGTCACTCAAGTTTATTTCTTAATGATGATTTTTTTGATTGCCCAGAGGATTACTGGATCATTGATGATCTTTGGTTATCTTTTTATATATTAAAACATACAAACCTTAAGATTAAAGAGCTTAAAACAAACATACATTTTATAAAAGACAACAAAGCAACATTTATGACTCTTGGTAACTTAAAGCAAAAATTTTCTGAAGAATTTATTATTCCAGTATCTAAGTCTTTAGGGCTAAAGATTTAATAAGTCTTGATATTTTTGATATAAAACTTCATTAGAAAAATTATTAAATCCTATATCAAAAGCCTTAGATTTAGCGGTAGAGATATCACTATCATAGTAATGATCAATTAAACTAGCAAGCATCTTAGCATCACCCTCATATACATCAAGCATTGTACGAGTCATTAGCCTATCAGTCTTTACAGAATCTACAAGCCATTCTTTTGGAAGTATACTGTTGTTGGGAGATACATTGGTCATAAAAACGGGTAGAGAGGCCAATAGAGCTTCGTTCATAGGCAAACACAACCCTGCATATCTTCTAGGCAAGATCATAGCGTCATAGCCCTCATATAGGCTTTCTCGTGAGTCTGGACTAGAGGTATCAATAGTCAGTCTTGGATCATCGCAGGGTATGTCCAAAGGTGTCTGACTCTTAATAACAAGTTCATAATCAGCATTAGAATACTTAAGCATTTCAACTACTGTATTTGTACCATTTCTGTCCTTTACCGCAGCCTTTCCACCAATATGGAGTATTTTTTTATGTGTCTTAGATGTGTTAATCTTATTTGCATTAGCAAACAATTCTACTCTTGTTGGAGGTGGAAGATGAACAACCATTGATCTATCGCTAAATTTTGTTACAACATCTTCAAAGTTCCAGAGACTAGGGGAAACTAAAATATCTGGTAGTTCAACATCTGGGTTTACTAAATAATCTAAAAACTCATAGTTATATTGAAGAATAGTTTTAACTTTTCTTTTCTTAGCCATATTGACAAAAGAGCTATGATAAAAGATTTCACAACTAATTACTACATCTAAATCATCTAAGAATTCATATACTTCTTCTCTAGAAGCCATGCCACGCTTAGTAGTTGTAACATTATATCCTGAGTACCATTCTGGATGTTGTTTATTTCCATTGAAGTGTGATGAATCAATAAGAAGGATCTTACTAGGATTAAGCATCTTAACTAATTCCATAGTTTGATTACCTAAACCAGTGTTATCAGATCTTGCGATGATTCCTAATCTCATAAGTCCATCTCTCTATAAAGCTGTCTTAATCCTTTTAGTGTTCCAATATCCATATATTTACCTCCAGGCTTTACTGCCATTATGTTTCTACCGTCTAATATCCAGTCCTTGATTTGTTTTCCAGGATGCTCTAGTGTTGGATCTAAATATCTAATCATGTTTTTTCTAAACATCATAGTGCCCCACATGTCTGGATAATCACAATCTTCTACTTTATCTTCAGAGCCAATTACTTTATCTCCAGAAACTAAAACCTGTCCAACACGACCTTTTATATCATTACTGCACTCCCAAACACCTAGAACTAAATCAGCATTTGTTTCTTTCATCATTGCTTTATAAATATTTACTGGTGAATTCAAGATATAAGTATCTGGCATACCAACAAGAACGGTATCATTTTGCTCACCAACCATAAACTTTACGGCATCTGACATTGTTGACGGTTCACGAACAATTAACTTAACATTCATATCCATGTTTTGTATAATAGGAACCCATTCAGCCCTAGTTGATATACGAACTTCATCACATACTTCTAACATTTGTTCTACATGCCATTGAAGCAAGGATCTTTCATCAGATATAGGCAAACAAAACTTTGGTATACCGCCAATTCTAGATGCTTTTCCAGATGCTGGTAAAATTCCTATTGTTTGCATTAGATTAACCCATAGTTTTTCTTTAAAGTTTCTATACTATTTACTGGCCAATAATCTAAAGATTTTGTAGGATCATTGAATGGATACTTATATTCGCCCCATCCTTCTCTTGTTCTATCTCCGCCCCACTTAGACTTAAAGTAATCATGAAGAGGTTCAATATTAATTCTTAGTCCGTCTATTGTTGCACCGCCGTCTATTTGACATGTTACATCAACTTCTGCAGCAGGGGCGTTTATTCTCATTACATAACTTATAGGTGTGTTAGAATGTACAAACTGACTACGCCAAGAAACTTCAACATCCGAATTAGGATTGCTCATAACTTGTTCTTCAAGTATTCTGCACCTTTGATCCCAGTCACAATCATCAAAATTGTAAGGATAAAAGTTTTCATCAAAGTATCCAATTGCTGCAACCAGCTTTTTATTTATTCCAGCTAAATGCCATCCATGTTGTGTCCTAAACATTAGACCATTAAATCCATCAAGCATATCAACTATATGAGAAAAAGGTTTATTAAATAACATTGAGGACGAAACAAAAAAGGTCCAGTCATGGTTCTTTTTTAATCCTATGTTCCATGCTCTTGCCAAACCAATATTCTCTGATTGATACTCTACTTGAAAGCCATATTTCTTTTCAAATACTTCACACTCTCTATTACCGCTATTATCTATAAGTAAAACATTTTTATCTCGTATAGATTCCATGCAGTTGTATATTCTTTCTGTTACTCTATAAATAGGTATACAAATTAAGTAGTCAATCTTAGTATCTGTTTCCATAAATATAACCTCCTCGTTCTGGGCTGCCTAAAATTTCTAATCCAAATTGCTTAGATAGCTTTTCAACCATAATTCCAAATCTGCCGTCAAAAGATTTATCAAACTCAAGCGTAATATATTTAATCTTTGCAAGTGTTTCAGGTGGCGTATTAAT